GTGAGAGAGAGGAGACAACAGGCAAACAAAAAGCCCAACGCGATTTAAACGTTGGGCTTAGAGGGATTGCGGGGGTTTATTGAATTGACGTGAATTCTCCACACTATATGTCGGAGTGTCAAGCATTTTTACTTTTCAATCATGCCTGCTTGCAACAGTCGATGATCAAAGTCAGCCCAGGCTTTCTTTTTCAGTAATTTAAAAGCCGATACCAGTTTTGAGTTGTGAATGCTGACGGTCTCGCGACTCACCCCACACATTCGAGCAATTTCGGTAATTTCAAGTGCGACGCCAAAAAAGCGTCTTAATAGATTGTGACGTACGTTCATGTACGCGGGACAGATTTTTAACTCTTTTGCGATATTGGAAAGCACTCCGATTGCCGCAGCCCACTCGGGGTTTAAGACCTCACCAGAACAACACGCGGCCTTACAAAAGCAGGGCTTTGTTTTAGGAGCGATATCCGCAATGATGATTGACTCCCCGAGTAGCCCCACCGCCTCCAACTCAGCGCGGATCATTCCGGCCTGGGCTGCTCCATCCAACCCACCTAAACCACGTCCGGGGGCTGCTGGGGTCCCAGCCAATCGGTTTACGGCCGCTTTTTGCAGGTTTTCGCCTGCAAAGTTAAGGGCAAACGCTGCAGCTGAGGCGGCGCTGGTGAATAGCGGCTGGTCGTCGACCGTTATTAAATCTCGTCTCATACTGTAAGTCCGCCTTTCATTTGAGTGACGGCTTTGAGCAGGGCCTGCTGCATATTCCCTTTTGTCGTCAGTACTTCCATGATTTGTTCATCAATAGATTCCACGGCGACTAAGTGGTGCACCATGACTCTCTGTGTCTGTCCACTTCGGTGAATCCGGGCGTTAGCCTGCTCATAGAGATCAAGGCTGAACGGAAGCCCAAACCAGACCATTACAGACCCGCCCAACTGCAACCCATCGACGCCGTGACCGCCCGAGGCTGGATGCATCAAAAGCAGATCAATCTGCCCTTGCTGCCAACGTTTAAGAGAGGGCTCACCATCAAACGTCTCGACCCGATAGTTTTTAAAGTGCCTGAGAATGCGCGCTTGATCGTGCTGGTAGGCGGTAAAGCAGAGCACTGGCTCGCCCTGCTCCACGATTTCCTCCAGCGCCTCCAGTTTTGCGGCGTGTATTTCTTCAACATCGCCCAACTCGTCGTAGACGGCACCATTGGCTATCTGGCTGAGTTTGCCTACCAGAACGGCGGCGTTAGCGGCGGTGATCGAGCCACTGACAAACTCTGTCCGCAACTCGTCATAGCGCTCCATGTCAAAGGAAACCGGGACGATGTTATCGATCCGGTCCGGAAGTACGAGAGGGCTTTTTACGTGCATCATCACATCTGAGACCCGCTGATAAATCTCTTCCTCTGCTCCTGGGCGGAGCTTCCAGCTGTAAATGATGCGTCCGTTGCGTTTATCGGGAACGAAGTATTTATCCCGAAAATGGGTGATTCCTGGCCCTAGCCGTCTTCCGCAATCCATGATGCTGACCTGGGGCCAGAGCTCCAGCAGGGTGTTGGGTGCCGGTGTCCCAGTGAGCAGGTACAGGCGCTTTATCAACTTACGGACTTTTTTAAGCGACTGCCAACTCTCGCTACCTCGGTTCTTAAACCCTCGGTTCTCATCAATGATCACGCAGTTAAACGGCCAGTCGTTGCCATAGTGCTGCACGAGCCAGGGAAAATTTTCCCGGTTGATCACATAAACATCGGCATGCTGGGAAAGCGCTTGTAAGCGTTGCTGTCTGGTACCCAACACCCGTGTAACGCCCAGATCTTTGGTGTGGTTCCACTTTGCGGCTTCGGTGTGCCAAACAAGTTCCGCTACCCGCTTAGGTGCAACGACTAGCGTTTTAGTGATTTCAAAGCGGTTGTAAGTAAGTTCTTCTACCGCACTCAAAGCAATAGCCGTTTTACCGGTCCCCATGCGCAGCGCTAAAAGGTGGTACGGGCTAACCAGCAACCGATTGATCGCGTCTGTTTGGTACGGTCTAGGCGAAAAGTGCATTGATGTTCTCCTTAGAGTCGATGACCCGAACCTCCGCGCCAACGGCACGTAGTCGTTCGATGGTCCGTAGTTGGAGGGGGCTGGGCTTTTTGCCAGGTGCTTTCAATTCCACAAATACAACCCTACCGCCAGGGATGATCACAATGCGGTCGGGCACTCCGGCCATTGACGGCGAGACCCACTTCAGGGCCAAAGCTCCCACTGCCCGCGCGCTAAACACCAGATACTGTTCTAAATGACGCTCAAGCATAGGCAGCCCCAGTGCGGTGACAAGGTGACAAGGTGACAAGCATTTCAGTCGCTGCCGTATAGAACATATATTTTTTGTGTTTTAGGGGTGAAACACACACCATCTCGCACATGAGATAGCGTGTTTCACTTGTCACCTTGTCACCTAAAACACGCAAAACCAATCCAGATAAGGCTTCCAGCCGGTGACAAGTTCGGTGACAAGTGCGGTGACAAGTTGGCAGCACGTCACTCGTCACGGGGGTTACACCCCGATTTCCGGTGACAAGCTGGTGACAAGTTTCCATTCCGCTCACCTTAAAAACTCAAATTGAGAGGCCAGATCCAGGTGCGCAACCGCCTGCTCGCCGCTGAGTTCAACCCCATCACGCACCCAGATTCGACAGGCATTGCCCTTCCACTTCTTGCGATCGAGAAAGCGAAAGCCCAGCCTTGTAAGCATGTGATTAAGGCGACTCGTTGGAAGAGATACTTCCCCCCGAACGGCCAGGGCACGAGACAAGTGCGCTGACGAGATCACCTCCGGGGTGACACCCTCTGCGCCAATCTCCAGCAGATCCTCAACGGCGTTTTCAAGTTCCGATTTGGACATTTCAACCACGGTTTGCTTGATGGCGGTGATCGGGGCACGGCCGTCAGAATCGAAGTCCGGATGAAGTTTTACCTCCAAGAGCCACTTACGGATAGCGCCTGGATGGTCACTAAGCGCCTGAAACAAGTCCCGGAAGTAGCCCTGCTCGGAGAGATATTTGGCCTTTAAGGCTGATAGCGCCGAGGAAATGAACATATAACGGCGGTCGTCGTCGTCAACCGGGGCTCCGTCAAGAAAGTTAGATGTGATGATGTAGTTGGTATTATTCGGAGCCGTGTAAGACGCCTTGCCCTTGGGGTGCACCTCGATCACGGAGTTGGTAATGACCGGCTTGATCCGGTTCATGATGTCGTAGCGGCTGTGACCGTGCTGCTTCATCTCCTCAATGACCGTCAGCGCAGTCCCAACCGCCCAGTCAGTGAAGTTGGACTCCAGCGTCGATCCGTTGACAACCCGCACGTTCTGGGCACCCATTGCCACGCCCGCCAGTTGAGCGAAGAAGGTTTTACCATCACCCGGAACGCCATGCAGATACGGAGACCAGCGGATTTTCTTGCCAGGGTTCTGTACGTTGTAAGCGAGCCAAGAGAGCAACAACTCGCGCTCGCGGGCATCGGCGATGTAAACCTCAAAGTGTTTCTGAACCAGTGCAATGGCGTTCAGATCATCAGCCGTAAACGTACTGGGTATCTCCGGCACAGATTCCGGACGGTAAAGATTGGCCCATTGAAGACCAAACATTTCAAACACATCGCCTGCAGTCGGCATGTATCCCTTGTGGTGGACTACAGGTAACCCCCACTGCTCCAGCGCGTACCGATCGGCATGCTCACGATTGCCCGCCTGATCAAAGGGCATATTTCGGTTGAATAGAGCCCGAAACCCTTGCGGCGTGACTTCCTGCTTCGTCGACAAATTAAAAAACTTGTCCGCGTCGGTTAAGTAAACCCACTGCCGCGCCCATTCAGGAGCATTCGAGTTCAATGGATTGATTTTTGGCTTTAGCCAATCACGTACTTTCGCTACCGGAAGTTTCACCCCCAGGGCTTTGGCCTTGGCTTGAATGTTAGCGCACAGCGACTCGCGGTCGACATCGGAGAGGATGTCTGCATTTGCAATCTTAGGGGCGATGGTTTCCTGCAGATCGTTGGGGTCGGTGACCGCACTAATCTCAGTACGCACCGTCGACACAAATTGCTCCCGCTCTTTGCGCCGCTCAGCTGCCTTAGCCTCTTTCACCATCGCGATCAACGAAGCAAGCGTTTTTATGCGCTTAGTTTTGGAAGCGTTGTTTTTAACCGAGTTCCACCGCTCAAGACCATATTCCCTACCGCCGTACTTGGAGGAGTTGCGAAACAGTTCGTCCCACAACTCAAAGCCGTCGATGTGGCCTTCAAATTGATGGTGCAGTCCGAAGCACCACGCCATCCAGTATTCGTAATGCCCCTCCAGATCAATATACGGTCCAAGTTCGTTGCGAATGCGGTCTGCATCCCAGCCCGCTAATGGGGCCTTTAACTGCTCAAGTGTTGCTACAGCCCCCGTTGCTTGCTTGGTGCTTCTCGCCGCTGTGCCAGGCCCCCAAACTTTATCCAGCAGCCAGCCCATTTTTTGAAGAGCACTCGGTAGTGCTGCGTGGCCACTGATGGCAACACCCGTGACGGTGAAGTAACGGGATTCGGTGTACATCTCAAGACCAACTTCTTTTTTAACGCGTGCGCAGTCGAGGTCAGTGACGGTAAAAATCTTTACGCCTGTGCCTGACGGCGATACTTCTGCAAACCCTTCGACTTTGCTCAGTACTTCTTGGGCAAAAGGTGACAAGTTTCCTGTCACTGGGTCTCGACAGTCATCAAGGTCGATACCATGAAGACCATCAGTTAAAACAATTCCGATGCCCGCAAAGCCACCGGTTTGATAGGCCTTGAGTGCAACCGAAAACGATGTCCAGGTCTTCGGATTAGTGCTTGAGGCTTTCGTGCCGTGAGCGGTGTATGGGACTTTGGTCCAATTGACTGAGCCGTCGTCTTTTTTGCGACTCTCCCAACGCCACATCACCCAATGATTGCGGGAGGTCAACGAAGCGGGAATATTCTGCGGCTGAACCGACAGCGTCGCCGGGGGCGATACATTTGCATTTGACATGGCCGCCCTCTTATTGATCGCTGTTGGTCAGATCATTGGGCTTTTTAGTTTGTGGCGTTGATCGGATCGCCTCCGCCAAATCCAACACTGACTTACGGATGCCGTTTAAGGCATCAGAGGTCACCAGTGCAGCAACTACTTCGGGTTCTTGGGAGGCCGTCTCTGCGTCGAGGACCAAATCTTTGAAATATTCACTGCGCTGAATCGACACGGGCGATCCCCAAAATAAAAGGTCAGCCAGAACCGCTGGCATCGGTTTTTCGGGTTTTTTGGGTAGCCCGAGGGTCGGCGGCTACCCCGCAGAAGGGTTGGCGAGCAGTCGACGAGGTTCAGACCAGAGCGTTCCAGTCGATGTCAGACCTGATTTCTTCAGGCCGCACCGTCAGACCTGCCTCTCGGGCCAGCCGCACGACGGTTGGCACCCGGTTGGCCGGAACCCGCCCCTTGGTCACCCAGAGGGAGACCGCCTGGGGGCGAATCCGAATCCTCTGGCTTACCTTGGTCGGGCCGCCCAGCTTGGCGACTAGCTCTTTGATCGTCATGAGGGGCAATTCTAGTAGCGTTAGCGAAGCTTTTGCAAGTCAGCGTTAGCGGAAACGTTGACACCCACAGATTTCCTGGGTATTGTCGTGGCTCCTTGTAAGCAAAACTTTCAAATGGCCAAAAAAATTCATCGCTTTAGAAACCTAGCAGCAAAGATCAAGTCGGTCAGAGAAGCCTTGGGGTACAGCCAAGAGGAGCTGGGTGAGGAACTTAAACCTAAGCGCACTCGGGGTGCCATCGCTCAATGGGAGATGGAGGACGCACGTCGGACAGAACCTACAAACGAGCAGCTATTCCAAATTGCTCATATGACGGATAGGCCAAAACACTACCTGCTGTGGTTCATGAATGACTCTGTCGACGTAAACACCCATATTGAGTACAACTCAGACGGAACAATTTATCGGCGATATTCAGAACAGGATTTCGACGGAGTACTCCAAGACGGCACACTCCAGGACGATGAAGTCTTCGTAGAGATGAAACAGGCGTGGGAGGCGGAGGAAAACGAACGGCAGCATGGCCCAGGACAGGGATGGGTGTCCGTGGTCTTAAAAGACCCATCCGCCCTTGATGCAGCGTATCGCTTTTATCAAGAGCTTTACCCGGAAACCGCTACAAGAACCAGAGCAGAGCTGACCAAAGAGGTCGGTTTAATCGTGCGGGAATTTGACGAAAAGGATCAAAAGGCCCTATTCATACGGCAAGGGCAAATGTTCGAAACGACGGTGCTTCACTTTCTATCTTTTTTAAGCCCCGACTCGGTTGAGGCCCGCGAAAAGTTTCTAGGTAAAGGATCAATTCGGCATACGGCAGATTACTGGGACGGTCGATCCTTAATCGAGTTCACCTTTTCCAGGGCGGCTGATAAGCGGCTCAACATCAACGAAAAGCTCGGTAACCTCTTTGTAATGGAAAAAATGATCGGTCGGAGCGTGAAAAAAATGCTCGTAGTCTGCACGGATCACCCTGCACCCAATGCTAGTCCTATGATTCTTGAAGACGTTAACAGCTGCAGACTCATGGGAATCAGTTTGTTGGTCGCTCACGTTACCAATCCTCAGAAAGCGGCGGAAGCGGTCGCGATCTTTCTCAAGACTCCCCCCGAAGAAATTGAGAGCGTTCCCTATTACGTTCCTCCCAACGAGGCCTTTCTCACGGCTGAGGCGGAGAAAAGGGCCAAATCAGCCTAACCCAACTGGCAACCAAAGAGCTCTAAAGCTCGTCCCTACTCGCAAGTGCACAGCCCGGTTTTAGCCGGGCTTTTTTTGCCTGTAAACGGTGCTTGTGCGGCGAAAAATTTCTAGTTAGAATCATTTGCGTTAGCAGGTCTACTAACAGTTAGCGCCTAACGAGAAGTAAATGATCAACCAGTAACTCATTACCCATAAGGAACCCTGAAAATGCTTGAAATCACGATCAAACCCCGCAGCCAAGCCCACCTAGACGCCATCCCGGCCCTCCTGCCTCACCTGGCCGCCTTCCTTGAGGAGGGCGTGACCCAAGCCCCGCATCCCTCCTCGGCTCCCCAAGCCGCCCCAGCCCCCAAAAAGAGCCGCAC